GCAGTGATTGTGCTACCATTATTACTATCATCACAAACTAAAATACTTTTTATAATAGCTCTTGAATCAGATGGTGCAGTATATAAAGTAGTTATATCTGTAGTTGTTAAATCTAGTTTTGCGTTTTTATAAATATTAGCCATTGAACCAAGTAAACCTTTCTTGTTCTTGTTTTTGATCGTTTAAAAATGTAGAGTTTAATTGTTCTACTACCAAACTAATTGCTCTATTAATTTGTTTTTGGTTAGAAAAATCATATTCTTCTTTTGGTTCAGGTAATCTTATTACTATTTTAGCCATGTTTATATGATATCCAATCTAAATTTTTATTTTTATTTAAACTAATAATGTATGAATTAATATTGTTTTCACATAACATCATACGTTTATTTTTATTATATAATTTATGTAAAGCGTTTTCACCTGTAACAGAATAAACAAAAGAAAGTTTATTTTTCTTTGCTTCTTTTTCTATCTCATCAATACAAAGTTTCATTGCTCTATATAATTTAATTTTATTAATTTTTGGATTTGAGAATATTCCCCACATAAAACTTAATTTAGAAGTTTTATCTATAAACAAACCAGCTGCACATATTGGTTCTTTATCTACAACGATAATGCCTACTTTAGGTAAAGCTTCTTTAGGTATAGCATTATCCCAATCGTATTGTTTACACCAATTAGAGATAGTAGAATAATCTTTACTTACAATCCATTTTCTAGCTTGCATTAATAATGTCTACGTTATTTCCACTATCTTGTTTTGCGTACAGTTTCCAATTATCAAAAAAATCTTCTTCATTATTTATTAATTTATCTTGTTCATTTACTTCAAAGTAATCTGTAAATAAAATGTCGTTAATTAAAATTCTTCTGTTTTCAGAACCAAATACATAAACTTTGTGTTCTTCATTACCTAATAATTTACCGTGTTCACTATCTTCGACTCTAACCCATTTGTTATTTTCACTAACCATGTGGCTACCAGATACTTTGATACCTTTATAATCATGTAAGTTTTTAATTAAGAATTTACCTGTTGCAAATACTTTACCACCGATTGCAACTTCATTACCTAGATCAACTTGTTCTACTGGTTTTCTAGTTCCATCTAACATTGTAATTAAAGTTCCTTTTAAGAAGCAACCGCCGCCGCCTCCGCCGCCACCGCCGCCACCGCCTTTGTGTGGTCCATAACTTCCTGCACCTGGATTTGTAAATCCACCGCCTGGTCTACCAGATTTATCGGGTCTTCCGCCGCCTCCGCCGCCTCCACCAGATTTTTTAGGATTAGAACTACCTGGTTTAGGTTTAGATTTAGGTTTTGAAATAACTGAAGGTGGTCCTTTAATACCTGTTGGTGGGCCTTTTGGTTTTGAACCTGGTCTATTTATTCCTGTTGGTGGGCCTTTTGGTTTTGAACCCGGTCTATTTATTCCTGTTGGTGGTCCTTTCGGTGTATCTAATATACTTTTAAAATCTTTTTGAACATCAGGTCCCGTAAATTTATATTTAGGATCTTTTTTATATTCTTCTTTTAATATATCTTTAGTTTTAGTTCTAGCATCACTAAATAAACCTTTTGATTCATCTAATAAATTTAATCTGTTAACTAAATCTTTACCTGGTCCCTTGTAATTAGGGTCTTTTTTAGCTGCTTCAATTTGAGATTTAGATAAACCATATTTAGTTCCTAAAGTATTTTCAATAGTATCTGTTCTTTTATCAAAAGTTTTGTCGGTTACTTTAGCTGCGTTGTATCCAGCCATAATACCTTCTGCAGTATTATAATCATCAGTCACAATTTGACCTATATCATTTAACATAATACCAGAACCCACTAATTCGTTTTCTAATTTTGCTCTTGGATTAACAGGCATTAAACTTTCTATTCCTTTTAAAATTTGTTGGCCCGGCATCATTCCCATAATAGATCCAATTGTAGTAGGAGGAGAATAATATAAATCTGGATTTGGACCTACCGTTTGTCCAAATTTATCAGTGTCTCTCATAGCTCTATTATAAGAGTATGGATTATAATCATCTTTTGTTCTTATATTTGGATCTGATGTATTTATATTATATGGATTAGAATTATCTCCACCACCTTCATTTACTGGAACTGGAGTTTTTACTACTGGTGGTACAACAGGTGTAGGTGTAGGTGTAGGTGTAGGTGTTGTTGTAGGTGTTCCATAATCAAAGGTATCAGGTAATGCCTGAGCCAAATATGCTTGAGCTAATTCAAATAAAGTTTTTGCCATTATCTACGTCCGTCAGGTTGTATATCTATTTTTAATGTACCAAAACGCCAAGATTCACTAACATCTGTATTTTCTATCTTGATATTAACAAACCGGCCTCTGGCTCTTGTATCCTTTTTATCAGTATTTGAGTTGATTGTAAAGGGACTCAAAGAAGTAGTTGTATCTGATTGTTGAGGATATCTTTTAACAGCTAATGTTACTTTTGCATTACCTGTTAATGTTTTAAAATCAGGTATAAATCTCCTCATAGCTAAGAAAATATCACCTGAAGTTCCTTCACTTTGTATGTCAAAATCATATGATTTTATAAATGAAGTAACTGTTGTTGTGCTACCATCTGCATTAACTTGATCGGTTCCTACTTCATGTTCAAATAATGTTGTTTGACCTAAACCATCTTCACCAATAACTTCAGGAAAACTACCTGATGCAGACGCATTAAATTTAGTTGCAAAAGGTTTTGGATATACAGTTGCATCAATCCAAGATGTTCTGGCTTCTGTTCCAATATACCATATACCACCTTCCATTTTTTCTCCATAATTAAAAACTACATATTGATCGTTATAAGCTGAACTAGTTGATGGATAATACCAAACAACTTCAGTAAATTGATTATTTAAACCTGCGTATACTTGTTGACCCTTTGTAGTATCAGCTTGATCATAAACATAATCTTCAACACTGCATGGCAGTGACTTAACTGTACCATCAAACATAAAGAAACCATTTGGACTCATCCAAAATGCAGCACCATCTATTTCTACAGCTGCATTTTTACCAATCAATCCACAGTTGGTACCAACTTGTTCGAATCCAAAAGTAAAAGGTGCACCAATAAATTTCATTGTATACAAAGCATTGTCTGTCCAGACTAAAATAGATTCTTTTGCTTTTAAAGCACCCATAATTTTTGTACCGTCTTGTAATCTTTGTGATCCAGCAGTATTAATTGCTGTTGGTGTATAGTCATTTATGTCTTCTTGATCAGAAAATCTTATAAACATATCATCTTGTGTCGATGTATCTCCAATAACTGTTTCAGTTCCTAAATGAATTAAGTGTCTTGTTGTAGGTGAAACAAGAGTTGTTCTTGTTGCCGTTGGATTAGCTGATGTAGAAAAACCAGAAGTTGATGTTGAAGCTCTAGTTGTAAGTCTTGCAGCGTTTCCTGCATTCCATGTAAATGTTTTTCCATTTGCAACTGTTGCAACTAATACTTGACCAAAGTTACTTAAACTCCAGAGGCCTGGTTCCAGACTTACTTCCGATGCAGAAGCAGCTTCTCCCCAATCAACAAAATCTGCAGCATTAGTTACAGTTGTACCATTTGAGTGTGCAGCTCTTGTTGAACCATTAACTGCTCTTACAATACCTGTTAAATTATTTCCAGATACACCTGAGTAAGAAATTAATTCTGTACCTATTTGTACTCTACCTGTTGTTGGAAAACCTGTAGTAGATGTTAAAGCTATATTAGATCCTGATGTACCACTAGTATTATCAGCTAGTGTTCCATTCAATGTATTTTGCAAAGCATTAGAAACAACTCCATCCCATTCTGATACACCCCAACCATAACCATAAGACTGTGCAGCAGGACCAACAGTTTCATAAGGAATTATATCACATGCTCCACCGCCTGCAGCACCAGTTGTAGTTTGTGTTCCAGTTACAATTGCAATTAAAGATGATGTTACTTTTGTAACTTGAAATAATTTATCTTCAAATGCAGCGTTAGTTAAACCTATACCAGGTGGTACTGATACATTATCTAATAAAATTATATCTCCTGTTTGTAAATTGTGATTGGATGAAAATGTTAATGAAACTTCTTGTGATGCATCTGTTGCAGACATTACAACACTACTTATTGTAGATTTAACTGGAGTAATATCATAAAGTTGACCTTCAAAATATACAAGTAAAAACTTGTCTGTTCCAATAGCAACATATCTGTTACCTTGTAAATCAACAAAAGCAAATTGACGTCTTGCAACGCTAACAATAGTATCTGAAACTAAAGAAGACCAACCACCTACTTTTTCAGGTAGTCCATATCTGAATCTTGTATTATCACAGTCAGTCCACCTATTTTCTGCACCAGCTCCCGTAGTCTGTTTGTCTATTCCAGGTAAGACTTTAAAATCAATTAGAGCCATTCTCAGTGCTCCTATATGTTATCTTTATATGCCCAGCCTCTTGTAGCGTTTACATATACTAATGTGAAAGCTGCGCCATTTGTAGAAAAAACTAAATTAGCAGCGTTGGATAAAATGTTTGAGCCGTTTCTATTAATAGTTAAATTGTTTGATCCAAAAGCATTACCACTATCTATAAAAGTAACTTCATCACCTACAGAAGGCGAAGCTGGAAGTGTCACTGTAACGGGAACACCTAAACCACTTCCTGAAGTATTAATTAATAATTGATCTCCATTTACTGCTGTATATGCGCCCGGTATTGTATAATAACCTTTTGTAATAGGGCCTGAGTGAGTATTAGTTCCATCAGAATATAAAACTACTTTAGCTCCTGCTGGAATAGTTACACCTGTTCCTGAAACTGTTTTAACTGTTAATGTATAACTAGTAGTAGAAGCATTTCTTGTAGTTGCATCTTCTACTATAAAAACTCTTTCCGCACCGCTTGGCATTGTAACTGTTCTATTTCCAGTTAATGAACCTGTAAATTTGTAATATAAATTTTTACCATTTGATACAGCAAATGTTGAAAGATCTAGTGCTAAATCACTTGATCCAATATTTGAACTCAAATAACCACTAGCTGCTTGTTCTAATATTTGTAAATTAGTATTGGTAATTGTACCCCAAGTACCTGCTTTTTCACCTGTAGTTATTAGCTCTAATTTTAAATCTGTTGATGTACTCGATGCCATTTTTCTCCTATGGGTTTAATGGATCTATTGGGACCCAAACCTGATTCACACCTGGTGGAATCGGATTCCATGTTATAACACTTACAGGGTTTGTTGCAACATTTAATTGTTGGCCTGTAGGCACTATTAATACGTCAGGAATAGGACCAATATTACCTATTGATATGTTTAATCTATTACCGGATACAATAACTGTAGGACTAACTTGACTACTTCCAATGTCTGAAAAAGTTGTTTGTGCAAATGTTGTAGTTCCAAAAAACATAGTTTATCCTTACGGTGTAGAAATTATTTTCCAAATTTGATTTACATTAGGATCAACTTGATTCCATAATCTAATAACTGGTTCTGTTGTTCCTATTTGAAATTCTGTTCCTGTTGGCACTATACCTGCTTTTGCAACAATTGTCACTGATCCGGTAGATAGATTATATCTATTACCTGTTATAATTGCTGTTGCATTTGCTTTAGCTGTTGCATTACCAATTGATAAATTAACTCTATTACCTGTAATTGAAAAATTTGCATCAGCAGAAATTGTAACTGTGCCAGTATTAATATTTAATTGATTACCATTAGGTAAAATAACAGCTTTACCTGTTACTGTTACATTACCAATTGATGTGTTAAACCTGTTTCCTGTAACCTGAGCTGAAGCTCCTGCTTTAGCATTAACTGTTCCTGTAGATAAATTTAGCCTGTTACCTGTTGCTGCAACAAGTGCATTTGCAACTACAGTTGGACTACCTGTAGAAAAATTAAATTGATTACCTGTAACTGAAAAGTTTGCAGCAGCTGCAACAGTTACATTTCCTATAGATGCATTTAATCTACTACCAGTTGGTATTACTCTTCCACTAATAGAAAAAGTAACAGTTCCTGTTCCTAAATTATATTGATTACCTGTTACAGGTACGTTAGCGCCTTCTTTAACGGTAACGGTTCCTGTAGTTAGGTTATATCTATTGCCATTTGGAAGAACTAAAGCTTTACCAACTACGGTTATATTACCGATTGATACATTAACTCTAGAACCTGTTACGGCTACGTTTGCATCGGCTATACCTATATCCGAAAACGGTGCTTGGGAAAAGGTAGTAGTGCCGAAGAACATGGTAGGTTACTACCAGTCTTTAGTCTTCGAAGTAAGTTCTGGTGCTTTTTGACTAGCGATTTGTGCATCAAGATTTGATTTCATATCTTCTTCCGTTGTATCAGACATTTCTAATACGCAGGCAGTTGCATTTTCTTTAGTCATAGCATCAAAATCCATACCTTCAGAACCTGCACAAGATCCATACATAGATGCAGAATTTTCTCCATCAACTGCTGTATATCTCCAGTGAATGTTCTTCACTTTGTTTTCAGAGTCCGTCTCAAACGAGGGGAAGCTCCATGTGTATGTTGTTGCCATTGTTTTCTCCTTATTGTGGTTGGTTTTTTAGAGCAGTTACTTCTGCTTCTAATTCTTCAATTTTAGTTTGTTGTTCTTGAACTGCTTTAACTAATCTTGGTACAATGTGAGAGTAATCTACACCCCAAGATTGTTTAGGTTTTCCATTATCATCTAATTCATCAGAACCTACTGATACTGCTTCTGGTATTATGCTATGTAATTCTTGTGCAACAAAACCAAAATCTCTGTGAGTATCAATATTATCTTTCCAATCAAATTGTCTTACTTTTAAATCTTTAATATCTTGTAAAGCTGAACCAGAGTTTTCTATATTTTCTTTTAATCTTTCATCTGAAGAATTATTAACAGCAATAGTAGTTGCAGAATTTGATGTTATGTAACCTGCTTGTGTTTGACCTCTATCAAAAGATAGATGATATTGAGTTCCACTTGTATCTGTACTATTTATTCTAATTCCATATTCAGAACTTCCAGGATGAAATACTACTTGAGTTGCGTTTGTTAAAGATGTAGATGTTGTTCTCATCCAAATTTGACCACCACTAGTAATACGCATTCTGTTATTATTTCCATTAGTTTTAAAATCCATTGTTCCATCTGCATGACCAAATGTAATACCACCTGTTAGTGCATCACTAGACCTGTCATAAACATAAATTACAGCAGTATCATCACTCTTTATTTTAAAACCTGATTGTTGAGGGTCTGTTATTGTTAGATATGATTGACCATTTTCTATAAGTACAGCATCATTTGTTCCTGGAGAACTACTCCCAATTCCTATACGTCCTGCATCTGTGATACGCATTTTCTCACTTCCATTAACTCCAAAATCTAAGCTATTACCATTGTGAGAATAATTAATATAACCAATGCAATTATTTCCATCATCTCCAAAACAAACTGCACCATTAGATGTATTGCCAGATAGAATAGTCATTCCACTATTACCAGAATTTTCTGCTATAACTTGATTGTGACCAGAATTTGCACTAGCACCACTATCAGCAGATTTAACATGAAGTTTTCCTAAAGGTGTTGTTTCTCCGATACCAACATCTCCACCATTTTTTATAGTCATTCTAGCAGTTCTAGCTGGAGCAAAAATTATATCTGGTGAACTACCACCTTGTGTTGTAAATGCTAAACTACTTGCCGCTTGTGCTTCAATAAGTGATTGATCATTTCCTGTTACTCCACCAAATGTTGTTCCACCAAAAGATGGACCAAGTTGATGTACTTTTATGTAAGAAGTTCCACCACTACTATGTGCTTCAAAACCACCTAATGCAGTTGATGTTGTAGTTTTTGATTTAATTAAAGTATTTTGTGCACCAGAAACTTCTAATTCTTCTGACGGAGATGAAGTTCCAATCCCCACCAATCCTGTTGATGTGATACGAACTTTTTCTGCGTTATTAGTTCCAAAAACTATATTTGCATTACTCTCATTTGTTATAGTTGCATCTCCACTATTACCAGTTTTTGTTATAGTTAAATTATCTGTACCAGAACCATCTCCACCATCAGAATCAAGTGAAAGTTTAGCACTTCTTGAGCCTGGTGTTGCACTATTAGATAAAGTAACTAAAAAACCTGCATTTCTATCTGCTGTAGCAGAAGCAGTTGCTACTTTTAATTGTGGTTGTGTACCAGATTTAACATCTAAAGCACCTGTCGGAGATGTATTTCCAATCCCAACTCTTTCTGAGCTGTCTATAGTTATAGCAACTGAAGTTGCATTGTCATCGATCCCCGCTGAAGTAAACCCTGTAACTGAACCTGCGATAGCTAATGTAGCTCCACTAGGTATAGTAAAGGTGTCACCGCTATCACCTAATGTAATAGCAGTGCCTGATCTTGGACTAATTTTATTTACTTTTAGTTCACTCATTTAGATTCAGTCTTAACCTCTTCTTCCTTCATTTCTTCAGGTAAGTGTTGCTTTAATATATCTAAGTAATGTTTTAACAAGATATCGTTATGGCTAAATTTAACCTTTAACTGATTTTGATCTTGGTTTATTACTTGTATATTATTTAACGCAACTTTACCTTCATCAGAAAGTTTAGTTTCATCATATTTTTTGTCGTCTATAGTTATCATGTGTTCTCCTTAAAATTACTATATATTATCTTGTGTCAATTTAAAAGCTTCGTAAGCATCTTTGACTTCTTGAGTCCAGACTACATTACATATTCCTTGAACATCTGCATGTTCATTAGATATATCTGCATCTGGCATCAAAGAATGTCTATGATACTGTCTTGATAATTCGTTGCCGTCTTCGATAATTACAGTATCTGTTCTTACTTGAACCGATTTGTATTTTCCGACCACCTCGATCTTACCAATCTGTGTCTCTTTATTTATCGCCATTGTTGTCTCCTATTGTTGTTGTTGTTAATCTGTAATATATTGTCCATTGAAAAGAAAATCTAAACCACTAGGATTATTTAAATCAGTTCCATTAAAATCAACTCCACTAGTTTTATATAATTTAACATTCGTAATATTTGTTATAATATGTAAAACAGGTAAATTAGTTGTGGTGCTATTAATTACACCAGTATTAGCATAACTCCAACTAGCACCACCAGCTGAAATATTTGTTGCATTACTAGGAGTAAATGGCAATGTAGATATATCTATTCTTGTAGCATCTACTGAAGCTGAAGTAGTTGCCATATGAACTGTAAAAAAAACATTTCTTCCAATTTTAGTGTATGTTCCTTTTTGAATAGAATAGGTAGTTGTTCCAGTAAAACCACCAGAAAAGGAAGGTGTCCAAGTTCCTTCTTCGTAATCGTCTAATTTGTTTGCTGTGCCTGTGCCACCAATGAAAGCACCACCAGATAAATAAATGTCTTTCCATCTAATATCTGATTGACCTAAATCTAAAGTGTTGTCTGCATTAGCAGAACTTTTACATGGAAGTATTGTATTAGTTCCACATTGTAAGCCACCATGATTAGTAGCAGTACCTTGAAAAAATGGATTGTCTGAATTAAGAACACCAATACTACCAAAATTTGTTCCATCTTTTTGAAATTTTACAACTTCTCCATCAGAACTTAATCTATTTAAAATAAGTGGGGTATTACCACTTCTAGTAATTGTAACTTGATTTGTTGCTCTTAATTCTATTCCTGCTGTAGCTGTGTTTGAAGCAGTTTTTCCCACCAATAAATTTCCAGACGTATCTATCCTAGCTCTCTCTGTTTGGTTAGTGTTAAATACTAAAGGATATGAGCCAATAGTTCTTAACGTAATATTACCAGAGTTTGCTTGTAAATCTCCTTTTTCACTTGAACTAGCTTCTACTCTTACAGTTGCAGAACCACTACTAGATTCTATATGAAGATTAGTATCAACAGAGGTTGTACCAATTCCAACTCTATTGTTTGAACTATCTACAAATAAAGTATTCGTATCAACTGTTAAGTCTCCTGTAACTGATACACCACCAGATGTTGTTTCAAATTTCTTAGAGTTGTCATAATAAAGTTCAACTGCACCATCTTTAGTAAATTCTGCCATTTTTCCATTAGAACTACTTAAATCAGATATAAGAGCTATTTTAGTTCCATTTGTATTTACAAATAAATTTCCAGAACCAACCTCGCTTATATAACTGTTAGCACCATCATGGTAAATTTGTAAATCTGAACCAGCACCAAAAATAGCTTTCTTATCATCACCTAATAAAATATCTTCTGTAAATGTAACGTCTTCGTCACTTGAAATTGTAATAGCTGTACTTGTTGCATTGTCATCTATTCCAGCAGAAGTAAAACCAGATACTGTAGCACCAGCAGGTACAGTAATAGTATCTCCCGAAGCGCCAATAGTAATTACATTAGCATTTTCATTGATAATGTTATTACCGTCTGTGTCCTGGATTGTGTTTACTTTTAATATACTGCTCATAATTTTTCCTTAACACATTAATGAACATGGAACTAAATAAGAACCATCTTCATATGTTTCAATTATTGTTGTTGATAATACTTTTGCAAAACTGCTAGATTTAACATTGTCATCTGTTTGTACTTTTGCAGTTCCATCTCCATTTGATTGAAGTAAATCTCCTTTAGCAATAGTTTCGCCTTGTTTAATTCTAACCACATAAGAACCAACTGAAGCTACATAAAAATCATTGTAACCTTCGCCATCTAAATCATAAGCCACAAATAAACCATAAACATTTTTAGCATCTGTTGTGTCAGATACTTTTGACATCATGTGTTTAACATCACCTTCTTTAACTATTGTTGCTTGAACATCTGTTCCTTCATGGTTGTAAGTAATTACATCTCCATCAGATTGACCATCAGCTAATACATGAGGTATTTTTTCTTTCCAAGTTTGTTCATTTTGAGTTACATCAAATTCTAAATTATACCAATCACACATTTCATCTAAAGTTTCTAAAACTGTACCTCTTAAAATTGTAGGTGTAGAATTGTCTGTAAATCTTGACCAGTGAGTTCCTGTAAATCCACTATAAGTTACTGTTGTACCACTTACAGAAATTGATCCTTCTTGAGTAGTTTGTGACCTAAATGACATAAGAGTACCATCTCCAGTGCTTCTGTTAAGACTACAAGGTGTGTTACCTCCAGCAGTAACTATATTCACTCCAGATTTGTTAGTAGAGTCATCTGTTCCAAAAACTTTAAAACCAACAACAGAAATAGAACCATCATTAGTTCCTACACCAAAAAGTCCACTTGAACCTTCAAAAAATAAACCATTAGTATTACCATCACTCTCAACTCTAAAATCTGTATCTTTGCTATCTTCATTAATAACTACTTCAGTAGGATTCATTGTAAGTATTTTTTGAAAACTACCGGCATTTAATAACTGCCATTCTATTTGACCATCTTCAGTACCATCACTAGCGTCAATTATTTTAGCATTATTAATTACATATCTTGTATCTTCAGTATTATCATTCTTACCTCTAAATTCTATGTTACCTAGACTATCACCATCTGCTGGACTAGATGAATTTCTATATAAAAATAAATCAGGAGCTGCTGCTGTACCAGTATCTGTATTTTCAATTATTATTTGACTAGTTGTTGACGAACCTACAACATGAAGTTTAGATTGAGGAGATGTAGTTCCGATACCAACATTTCCAGAGCTGTTGATACGCATTCTTTCTGATAATGAACCACCCGATGCTGTTGAAAAACTTAATTGAGCTGCATTTGTAGATGAACCACTATTATCTACTATTAACCCTAATGCTGCACCAGGTTTATCTGTGCCTGTTGTATCTTGAGATATTTCAAGAGCATTTCTACCACTACTAGTTATTGGTACATGAATTTTTAATGGTGTATCAGAACTTGAAGGTGCGTCTGTAGTTCCTACTAAAAGTTGACCTGCTGATGTGATACGCATACGTTCACTTCCACCAGTAGAAAATCTATGACTATCAATAGTAGCACTACTTCTAATAATTTCATAAGCAGTTTGACCAGAACTATTTGCATCATTTCTACAACCAATTCTAAAATCACTATCTAATCCAAACACTCTCCATTTCTTACTGTCAGTACCACCAGAAGTGTCTGTAAACATAATGTCTGGAGAATTAGCTTCTAAACTTAATAAACTTGTTGGCGATGAAGTTCCGATACCTAATCCAGTAGAAGTTATTCTCATTACTTCTGAACCTGTTACTTGATTTGAAAAAGCTAAACCATCACTAGAAGCAGATATATTATATGTGGCTGTAGCACTTCCTGTTCTTTGTAATTTTAATTGTGCATTACTAGAACTTGCTGATATATGAAGCAAATGGTCTGGAGAAGTTGTACCAATACCAACTTGCTCTGATGAATTAATAGTTATAGCAACTGATGTAGCGTTATCATCTATACCAGCAGAAGTAAAACCAGTAACTGATCCTGCTATTGCTAGTGTAGCTCCACTAGGTATAGTAACAGTATCACCGCTGTCACCAATAGTAAGTGTAGTTCCTGATTGAGGTATTACTTTATCTACTTCTACTTGACTCATTATATAATTACCAATGTTCCTGTTACTGTTTGTGTTCCTGAAATTGTGACTGGTCCTGCAAGAACTCCAGAGTCCATTGTTTGATTAAGACTTAAAGTTGAAGCATGAGTTACAACAAAAGGTGTTGCATCCATTACTGGAGAAATAGTTTTCTTAGCTGGTAATGTACAGAATACAGTTTTAGTTCCTGCACCAAAGTTTACTAACGCATCAGAATTAGAAGATGAAATGACCGACTGTCTTGAAAGCGTATCTGTCCCTGCATCAGTTACAGTTCCAGTACCAACTTCAAAATCAGTTGTACCATCATGCACAATAGCATAATAAGTTTGCACACCATCTCCGATACCGGCAACGAATGTTTCAAAACCTTGACTAGTAAAAGTTCCAGTTAAGTCAATTGTTCCTGTGCCAGTAGTCGTAGTGGATTGCTTAACCCTATCGTTAATTACAAATGCCGTCATTTACTACTCCAAAAAAATCTTATGCGTTGCCGAGTCTTATAATTGCATTAGAAGAATCTGCAGCTGGAAACTGAATAACGAAATCACCGTTAGTTGCAGTTTTTGATCCGCCGAAGTCTAAAACTAATACAGCATTATTAGATCCGCCACTCTTATAAATCAGTGCTCCTACTGCTGTTAAAGTTACAGAACTAAAAGTTAAGTCTGCAAAATCAACGTATGCAATATTACTTGAAATTGCTACACCATTATTAGTTAAAGCGTTTCCACCTGCAGTATAGTTTGTACCAGATGAAGAAACTTCATTAGTAGTAGTATATGCTGTAGTAGAAGTACTGAAACCACCCAAAGATGTATACAAAGCAAGTTTAAAAGAGGTTCCACTATTTCCCGATGTATCAAAACTAAACACGGATTTTAGTAGATCTGTTTTAAAAGAGTCAGGTACTATGTTTGCCATTTAATTGTCTCCTTAATTTATTTATGGTGATGGTGATTTTAAAGGAGTTCGAATAGCACCATCTTCCCATTCGTCTCGGCGTCTACGACCTTGTTGTTCGATCGCATACGATTGTAAAGCTTTTTCATATGCTTGAGTGTAGTATTGTAACATATCTACAGGACCTTTCAAGTATCCATATGCTTCTACCAGACATCCATATAAAAGTAAATCTTGATATTTATTGGATGTGTAAGTACCATTTGTACTTGGTGGAGTTGTTCCAGTTGTTGTTGTAATACTTTCTGGTTGTTTTGTATAAGCTAGAGTAATTAAATTGGTACTATTTGGTGTAGGAGCTACCACCCAAAAATTAGCGTCCCAGTTAGCATAATATTTTGGAATTCCGGAAGCTGTTCCTGGAGTGTTATAAAACTCAGCCATAAAACTTGTATCTCTTTTTTCTAGAAAAGTTTGTTTACTATTTGAATCTGTTAATTGGACGTATCTAATAAATCTTAAATCAGATGGTATAGTTACATATCTACTTCCAGCTGCTAAGTTTGAAGTTGCATAAAATCTATTGTCATCAGAATCTGCTTCTCTATAAATTTTATTTTCTGCATTTTTAATTATAGTATCTAAAATAGTATTAGATAATACAGAGTCATCTACTTCTGTATAGTTTCTGATATCAGTTTGTAAGTTTGCTAAAGTGTAAGCCATTATGGTGTTAGAGTAACTGGTCCTGCAGTTACAAACATTCCTCCTGAATTTTCTGTTACAGTTGCATTACTTCCACAATTAAAGCTGTAACTATTTGTATCTATTACTGTTATACTAAATCCTGAAGAATTTTCAAATAAAGAAAAAACCAGGCCTCCGGGACTTCCATCTACATTTCTAAAAACAACAGTATCACTTGATGATCTTCCGTGAGCAGGTTCTGTAACAGTTACAGTACTTGATCCTGAAGTTAAACTTAATGGATTTCCTGGTAATAAATTTTCTGTTGCAGGTTCAGTTCTATCTGGTCTTGCATTAGATAATCCTTGAGGATCACCTGTAAATCTTGTTGGTTGAATTTGAGGTTGTTTAGCTTCAAATTCTGATGTGTGTACAAAACTGCCATCCCATTCCGTTACCATTTCATTATATGGAAATGCCATACCCGATCTATCGGATATTGCTTGTGCATATTTTCCTCTAGATAGTTTTGCCATTACACGCTCGGATAATAAGTTTTAGGTGTAATAAATGAACTAGATGAAGAACCATCTTCTTGTAAAGCTCTTTGTAATTCATCTTCATATAACATTTTTAACATTTGAATTTTATCTGGTGCATTTTTAACTGCTAAATAATAAGCAAGTCCAGCTACCATACAAGGTACAAATCTATAAGGTACGTCTGCATCATTAGTATAGTCTCCGGCATCTTGGATTCTTTTTACAAAATAATAATTAAAAAATTCTCCAGCTTGATCACTACCTGGAGTTAAATATAAAGTTACTGTAATTTTATCTATAAATCTTTGTACAAAATATTGTGTAGGTTGACCTGTAGAAGTTTTATTAGATAAAGCTTGATAAGTTGATCTATTTATTTTTGTAAGAGGTGTATCAATGCTATCTGAATTTCTGTAACTAGCTTCTAAAATATCATCCACACCATAGACTGCTGTTGCACTAGATGTACCATCAGCTGTTGATCTAAACATTGTATAAACAGATTGACCATTCACCAATGTAATTGAATTATTTGCAACTTCCCAATAATGCAAACCTCTATTAGACCATTCTTGAAACATTATATTTAAAGAACGTCTTGCGCCTTTTAATTGATATCCTGAAACACCTTGTATTCCAATTCTTTCATAAGCTTCTTCTACAATATCTGCAATAGAAAAACCTTTTTCAAAAACTGTAGTTCCAGAGGTAGTGTTAGCCATGAGCTTACGCTCCTGTTATTGTTACTGTAACGCTTCCGCCTGAACCAGCTAAATTGTAAACAATACCATTTTCAAACTTGATACCTGAACCAGGAATATAAACTTCTAATCCCTCAGTGCCGTAGTTATAAGTAGCTACTGCAGTTCCTGGTGTACTTGCATCAGACGAATCATATAAAATTAAAGTTGAACTAGCTATTCCTTTTGCTTGTATAGAAGTAATTCTAGTTCTAGCCGCTCTTGCTAATGTATTGGCTCCAACTGTTGCCATGTTTAATGTCTTCTGATCTGAATCCATATTATTCTCCTTAAAATTAATTTTATGTGGACCCGAAGGTCCACATTAATTATTTATTATGCTTCTTTAGCAAATACACCTTGTACATCAACAACTGTCCAATGAGCTGTTGAATTCAGAGATGCACATACTATAAAGTCACCAACTTTTGATGTAGATTTT